GTGAGCGCTGAGATGCAATCTTGGCTAAAGGAGTGACAGATGCCAGCAGGTGGTAAGCCGTACGGCAAGACGCCGATGATGCCGCCCAAGCCGATGGGCAAGGGCGGCAAAAAGAAGCCAAAAGGCAAATCATAACAGCAACGCGCGCGAGACAGATGGCAAGGCCCAAAAAAGGCGAAGAACATCCGCGGGAGGGGTATGCAGAACGCATACACCTCCTCGTGGCTATTGGCACGCCACACAGCCACATTGCGCGCATTTTGGGCGTTGGGCTTGATACGCTCCACAACCACTACAAGGACGATCTTGAGCTAGGCGCGACCCACAAGCACTTGGTCGTTGGCGGCAAGATCTTTGAGGCCGCCAAGCGCGGAGAGCAGTGGGCCTGCACGCTCTGGGCCGCGCGCCGCATGGGCTGGAAAGAGACCACAGCACAAGAGCACTCAGGCCCGGACGGCGGGCCTCTAAGCGTCGAGATCAGCTTTGTCCGCCCAACGGAAGCTTAAGATTGAGGCTCCAGAGTACGCCTCAGCGCTCTGGGAGCCCGCGCGCCATTACGCGCTTTATGGGGGCCGGGGCGGTGGCAAGTCATGGGCGATCGCAGATCACCTTTTGCTGGCCGGCCTGAAGCACCCGCTCCGCGTCGGCTGCGCCCGCGAAATTCAGAAAGATATCAAGGATAGCGTCAAGCAGCTGCTTGACGACCGCATTGATGCCCTAGGCCTGCGGAGCTTCTACACGTCCACCTACAGCCCGCCCTACGAGATACGCGGCAAGAACGGGAGCAAATTTACTTTTTTCGGCCTTTGGAGAAACCCAGACGGGATCAAAAGCACCGAGGGCATGGACCGGGTTTGGATCGAAGAGGCCGCGCGTGTGTCGCAGCGGTCGATCGACCTGCTGCTGCCGACCGTGCGCAAGGAAGGCAGCGCGCTGATTTGGAGCTGGAACCCCGAATACGACCACGACCCCGTTGAGCGACTGTTCCGTGGCCCTACTGGACCGCCACCGCGCACGATCCTGCGGGAGGTGTCGCACCGCGATAACCCGTGGTTCCCCGCCGCTCTGCGCGAGCAAATGGAACACATGTACGCCAGCCAGCCCGACAAGGCCGCGCATGTATACGGCGGGCAGTACGTGCAGGCCGTCGAGGGCGCTTACTTTGCTCGCGAGCTGCGGACGGCGCGCGACGAGGGGCGGTTCTGTTACCTGGCGCGCGATCCGAACTTTGAGATCCGCGCCTATTGGGATCTTGGCCACAATGACGCGACGGCGATCTGGGTCGCGCAATTCGCTGGCGATCGCGTGCTGGTGCTGGATTACTGCGAGGGCTCAGGCCAGCCGCCTGGCTACTACATGCAGTGGTTGCGGTCGTCGGGATACGAGCAGGCGCTTTGCGTGCTGCCCCATGACGGGTCGAGCGTGCACCCCGACAATCCAATATCAATGAGCTACGAGGACCAGATGCGCCGCGCGGGCTTTCGCGTGCAGGTGGTCCGCAATCAGGGCCGCGGGGCCGCGCAACAGCGGATTGACGCGCTGCGGAGGCTGTTTCCGAGGCTTTGGTTTGCGGATGACGCTACCCGCACGGGCGTCAAAGCGCTGGCGCATTACCACGAGCGCCGGGACGAAAGCCGTAATGTCGGCCTGGGGCCTGAGCATGATTGGTCTTCGCACGCGAGTGATGCTATAGGGCTGCTTGCAATCACCTATGAACCGCCGCGTCGCACGCTTGCGAGCGCAAACTACACCCTTCCCGACTTCGGAGCTGTGTGACATGGCTACTATCGTCCCATCCCAACAAATTGGCCAAGATCAGGTGCTTTTTCGCCTGCGCGGCGCGAATATGAACGTGACGACCGATCAGGAATTCGAGCGCCTGGGCGTCTATCCGAGCTACATCATTACCGCGATCCGGTGCGCGAACGCCTCCACATCGCTCACGACAGCAGCCGGCGGGATCTATTCGGCGGCCAGCAAGGGCGGCGATGCAGTCGTTGCAGCCGGGCAGGCTTATTCGACGCTGACAGGCTCGACGCTTGGGCTCGACCTGACCATTGCTGCGGTTGGGCGCGGCGTCCGCACGGGCGCGCCGATCCTGTCGCTGACCACCGCGCAGGGTGGGGCTGCGACGGCTGACTTCTACGTCATTGGCTTGGCTTTGCCTGCGTGAGGGTGAGATGCTGCAAAACAACATCGTCGCGAGCAGCGCGGTCGCAGTGACGCCAAGCGACACGGGCGAGATCAGAGCGCTGGCGCTCTACGTCGGCACGACGGGAAACCTGCGGGTGCTTACCGCGGCGGGCGATGACGTGACGTTTCCGAATGTGCCTTCGGGTTTTTTGCTCCCGCTTGAGGTGCGCCGCGTCTATTCGACAAGCACGACCGCTAGCAACATCGTGGCCCTGCGATGATTTGGGTTTGGTGGTGGCAACAGGAGTGGAGCGCCGGGACGTCGCCGCAGCGGGAAATATTGTCCCGGAGTGGGCTGATGATCGTTGCCCGTGACGGGTCAGAGATAGTGGGACGCTAAGCCATGACCACGATGAACCTTTACGATATGACCGACACGTGGAACGCCGGGGCCACGACCTTCACGGCCATCAAAATGGACGTGACGGACACCGCATCAGCGGCTGGCTCGCTGCTGCTGGATTTGCAGGTGGGTGGGACGAGTAGGTTTAGTGTGTCAAAGACTGGTGTGATTATAACGGGCTCGCTGGGCGTCAGTGCAAGCACTTTTCTGACGTTTGGCGGCACAACTGCTGCGTTCCCCGCCCTGAAACGCTCCGGCACAACCCTCGCAGTCCGTCTCGCAGATGACACCGCAGACGCTCCTCTGACGGCCAGTGCGCTTGTCTCGACTGCTTCGCCGGTTAACACTACGTCAATCGCTGCACTGGGTTACAGCCTGACGGGATCGGATGCGTCCAGCCTGTTTGATGTCTCCGGAACGTGGAACACCACCGGCACGCCGACGTTGCTCAAAGCGAATGTGACGGACACGGCAAGCAACGCTGCGTCGCTGCTGATGGATTTGCAGGTCGGCGGCACGAGCCGCGTTGCGGTGACCAAGGGCGGGCATATCGTCCAAGCGGGGAGCTATCACGAGATGGCTGAGATGACCGCGCCCGCAGCCCCGGCAACGAATAGCGTCCGGATCTACGCTGTGGACAACGGATCGGGCAAAACACAATTGATGGCCCGGTTCGCCACGGGCGCTGCCGTCCAGATCGCAATTGAACCTTAAGGAGGCGGCAGATGGCTGTATATCAGAGCATTCTTGACGCAGGCTGGCTCAGTCTGCTGCGCGCAGGCGCGACAGACGTCTGGGACTTTACCCGAGACCAGTACCTGCGCGCTGGCTCCTTTGGCGCGTCAGGGGTCAGCATCACCCGCGCATCGACCGGCTATGCTGAGACGCCAGCAGGCACGCTGGTCAATTTCGGGTCGGGCGTCCTGCGGCGGACGGATCGGGGTGTGCTGATTGAGGGGGCGCGGACAAATTTGGTGCTGAGGTCGCAGGAGTTCGATAATGCGTATTGGGAGAAACGCGTTGATAGTAGCGTCACGACTGTAACTGCAAACACGCATGTCGCTCCAGATGGCACGACTACGGCGGACAGCCTGAACGATGTAAGCACGACTAATTTTGCGGAGATTAGAAACAGCGGCGCGTCACTAATTTCCGTGACTGGATCAACGCAATACGTCGGATCGATCTACGTGCGGAAAACGACCGGAGCTACCACGTTCCCGCAGGTCTATTTGTTTTCAAGCGGCGGGGCGTCGAAAACCGCTGCGGTATTTTTAGACACAAACACCGGCACAGCGACCGCACGCACTGGAGCGGCGCCAGACGCCTTTTCTGTTAGCGCTCTTGCAGATTATTGGCGAGTACAGTGGTCGATTACGACAGCGGCGGCTGATAATTTGCTTGGAATGTATATTACCCCCACATTTGCATCTTTGCCTGTGTCGGCTGGCGCGTCGCTGGATAATAGCGTGACTGGCACTGTAGTGTGCTGGGGCGCTCAACTCGAAGAAGCCGCCTTCGCCAGCAGCTACATCCCCACGGTCGCCAGCACGGTGACGCGGGCGGCGGATGAAGTCCTAGTTAACCCCTACACGTTTCCTGCGCCGTTTTCGGCTTATGCGGAATATGTGCCCGGTGGAAATGCAGCGTCGCAGAACGCAGCGTTGACGTTTGCTGTAACGACAGCCAGTCAGCAAATTTATATTGGCAACAATATTGGCGGTGTTACGCAGCGTTCGGCATCGCTGTATGTCCGAAACAGCGCAGATCAGGCATATTTGGACGCTGGTGCAGGCACGGCCAACGTCGGCGCAACCGTGCGCCAAGCGGTTCGCGTTGGAGCGAACGACTTTGCCTCCAGCGTAGGCGGAAGCGCAGTTTTGACCGACACAAGCGGCACGGTGCCCACGATGGATCGCATCAGGTTTGGAAATGACGTAGACAATACGCAATTCATGTTCGGCTACCTCCGCCGCGCCGCCATCTTCCCAAGCGCACTCTCTGACGCACAACTACAGGCGATCACCACATGACCTTCAATCCCTCCCTCATCGACGGCCCCGTCCTCATCGCAATCTACGGCGATCCGATCACGGACGACGAGGGCAACACCTACCGCCCGGTCACGGGCTACGTCGACGGCTACCACGTCAACGTGGCCCCCGAGGTCTACACGCCCGCGTTGGAGCCCTACCGCACAGCGCCGCGCAACCCGCGCAGGGTGTTTGCCGGCGCTGAGACTGTCTTCCTGCGCTTTGCGGATGAGGCCGAGGCTCAGGCGTTACTGCCAACTTATTGGCACGAAGAGGAGACCCCATGACTACATACACAATCCCCATCACTGACGACTACGTGACCCCCGAAGGTCCGATGGCGGACAATCAGGCTTACCTCACGTTCGTCATGAACATGGCCGCCGCGTCTTACGCTCGCCAATACGCCAAAGCGACAGCCGAAGAGGGCATCACCGCGGCGCGCGAGGCGTACAACGCCGCCCTCCCGCAACCTGCTAACCCGGAGACAACCGATGCCGCTTAAGACAGGCAAGAGCGACAAGGTGATCAGCGCCAACATCCGCACGGAAATGGCGGCGGGCAAGCCGCAGAAGCAAGCTGTGGCCATCGCTCTGTCGAAGGCGGGAAAGAAGCGCAAGTGAAGCTCACTGACGACGACCTCCTTCGTATTGTCGCGCGCGAATTCGATCAGGCCATCGGCCTCGATGCCGAGGACGAGATCGGCGAGGCGCGCATTACCGCTTTGAATTACTTTAAGGGCGTCATGAAGGACGTCCCGGCGCTCGCCAACCGAAGCAAGGTCGTCAGTACAGACGTCAGCGACGCGGTCCTGACCGTGCTGCCGGACCTCATGGAGATCTTCCTGGGCGGCGAGGAGATCGGCAGCTTCCGCGCGACATCCGCGCAAGACGTCGCCGCTGCCGAGCAAGAAACCCAGGTCGTCAATCATGTAATCATGCGGGAAAACGACGGCTTCGCACTCGTCCACGACTGCCTGCACGACGCGCTGGTGGCGAAGGTGGGCGTGGCGCATGCCTGGGTTGAGACGGAGGAGCAGGTTGAAGAGTACGCGCTGCAGGCTGTCAGCGTGCTGGAGATCGCCCAGCTTCCCGAAGGCCACGAGATCGTTGACATGCAAGAGGCGGGCTTCGACCCGCAATCGGGCCAGCCGCTTCTGAACGTCACGATCCGCGCCACCAAGCAGGTGACGCACGTCCGCGTGGCGCCGGTCGCGCCCGAAGATTTCGCGATGGCCCCGGATACGAAAATCCTGCGCGATGCGACTTACTGCGTGATGCGCGCACGGCCTCGTGCTCAAGACCTGATCGCGCAGGGCTTTGACCGCGAACTTGTCGATCGTCTGCCCGGCGTGACGTGGGACACCGAGGAACTGGACCTCGCGCGCGACACCGCAGGCGAGCGTTCCGAGCCTTTGGATATCTCCGCGATTGATGACCTGCGCCAAGTCGTCGTGCATGTCCATGTCGTGCGCGTAGACGCCGAGGGGACAGGTCAGCCGCAGGTTTACAGGATCGACACCGACGAGGAAAACAGCGTCGTTCTTCAAAAGCAGAAGCTCAACGCCGTCCCGTTTGCCATTGGCACGCCTTACCGCCAGCCGCACCGCGCCTACGGGCGCAGCCTGGCGGACCTGCTGGTGGAGATCCAGCGCATCAAAACCGTCCTGATGCGGAACGCGCTCGATGCGGCTTATTTCAGCTTAAACCAACGCCACGAAGTCGCGGAAGAGACCGCGACCGAAGACACGATCGGCGACCTGCTGAACAATCAGCCGGGCATGTTCGTGCGCGTGCGTCGGCAAGGGACGGTCACGCCGATTGCGCCTGGTGCGATGGGCTACAGCCCCTTCGACGCGCTGGAATACTTCTCGACCGTCGCGGAAAGCCGCACGGGCGTGGTCCGCAACGCCCAGGGCCTCAACCCCGACACACTGCACGACACCGCTAAGGGCGCGCAGGTGATGATGAGCGCCGCGCAACGCCGCGTGCGGATGATCGCGCGGGTGATGGCCGAGACGCTGTTCAAGGACTTGTATGTCTTGGTCCACGGC